TATGACATTTATGAAGAATAGGAGGATGTGTGAAACATCTCGAGAGAAAACTAGAGGAACTTCTTAGCGTTAAGCTAACAAGAATCGTGGAAGAATCCAAGACCCTTCTGAAGTTAAGATCGGAAATTGGAAGGTTGCCGAAAGGCATTTTGCAAAAGGATTGCATTAACCAAATCGACAAATGGTTTGACACGGCATTGAACAGTCTTATGCACTTAGGGTGCCAAGAAAGCCAAACCGAGGCGGAGGCATTATCCCTTGCAGACCCTGTTATCAGACCTAACGGCCTCTTGACAGAAATCCATAAGGAACTCACTCCAGATGATGAAAACATCCCATTCTAAATAATGTCCCAATCCGCGTGGTGCGGTTATGGGCCAACTCTTTCTTCTGGCGGAACCCTCGTTCCCCAAGCTACTTGGCAATCTCTTATGGAAAAGGAGATCACCCTATGTTGAAATATCAACGTAGCTCGGACATTCGAAGGCGATTTATAGCTTATGGTCTTCCGGCTCAGCCTGCTGCCGATTTAGAGGCAGAGGTACTGAAATGGGAAACTAACTCAGGACCAGTATGGACTGTGAACCGTTTGAAATCCCTTAAACAGGATCTAATTCGGTTACAAGCCGGAATGGAGCCGCTGACGTGGGTTCGTAAGAACCGCAACGGTGGTTGGTTTGGTGTGTTTGGTTATCTTAAGAAATATGCTGCGCAATCTCTGAAGTGCTTTGAGACCGTGCTGAACTGCTTGATGTATTATAGCAGTTTCATCCCCTCAGGCCCTACTGAAGAGCATATTCGGAAACAAGTGGCCATTATAGAGAGCCCCAGGGTTTCCATTCCTGGAAGAATCTGTAGTGATGTTGCTCACCACGCACAGAAAATTATTGGAAAATTGGAGTTAGGGCAACCACAACCCCTACTCACCTTCCGTGGTAAAGTGAAGACTAAGGCCCCGATCTTTGGGTCTCAATCGGTTAGTCAACACGATAACTTGGAACAGGAATTGGAGTGGATGAAAGATCCATACCATTTGTTTTTCCTGAACCGTCACTATCCCGTTTACAGTCGGGTATTGGAAGGTATTTCAAATCTTTCCCTATGTGAGCCCTTGCAAGGCTTAAGCGGGCAGTCTTTCCACCTGTCTGAGTACGGTCCTTTTGAAACCGTTCATAGTAGGCTGAGACCTCCGTTCATGAAGGTTGATGCTGGTTCCATCGTTCCTTTAACCAAGGACGGTGGCTGGAAAGTACGTTGGATTGCATCTCCCTATCGGATACACCAGATGGCTTTGCAACCTCTGGGTTCAGCTTTATTTTCAGCTTTATCCGAATTACCTTGGGACTGCACGTTTGATCAAGATAAGCCCTATGCAGTAGTACAAGAACACCTTAGAAAGGGTGGAAAGTGTTTTGCTGTAGATCTTTCCGCTGCCACAGACTATTTTCCTTTGAGTCTGCAGGTTTCTGTCTTGCGATCTCTCTTCGGAGATGTCCCTGACATTGAACTTTTTGAGGAGTTGTCAAGGTC